CTTTGGACTTGATAATGCTTTCATCGAGTGGCACGCCGAGTTTTTTCAACGCGCCCATTTGACCTAGGAAGCCTTTAGCGAGGGCGGAAGTAGTTGCCTCGAGAGGCTTACCTGTCGCTGCACTAATATCCATGGCGCTCTTGAGCAGGTCAAAGGCTTTGGTCGAGTTTCCTGTGGCTCTGACAAGCGTGCCGAGACCGTTTCTGAGGTCGTCGTCGGCGACGCCAGTAGCCAAGGTCATTGAAGAGATGAGATCCTCGATGGAAGAGATCTGGTCGTCGGTGGAGTTTGATGAGTTCTTGAGAGTCTTGGCTAGGACGGCTTGCCCTTGAGCATCTTCTGCAGCTGCTTTGACTGACGCTCCGAGCCCTGCTGCTATTGCTGCTCCGCCGATGGCTGCGAACTTGGCGACGTTCTTGAATACTTTTGTGGCTGAACCGCCGAAGCCCCCAATAGCTGAGTTAGCGAGGTCGATGCCTTTGCCGTTGAAGTCGGTAATAATCGGGATGTTGATAGCCATTAGCGCATTTCCTTCTCAACTTTGTCCATGACGTCCTCAACAAGTTTGACAAGTCCGCTAGTTACGTCTGGTAGATACTTGTCTGCTGTAGGCCAGAGGACTCGAGAGTTTCTGCTTCTTAAGTTTCTATTGAAGTTTGCGCCTGGGTTAGCCAAGCCTGCCACCTCAAAAATTGCACCTGTAGGAGTGCTCTGTGTTATGTAAAGCACACTCGACGCGCTCTTACGAGTGGCAGTTTTGAGTTTCACGCCAGCGCGAACTTTAGTAACTGACCAAGGAAGCAACTCTCTCCCCTGCTTATCTATCCACTTACTTTTCATACCCGAAAGAGGCATCTCTGGGTAAGCCGCTTTAGCCGCGCTTACGAGTGGCGCTGCAATGTTTTTGGCTTCACGATTAAAGTCTTTGCGATACTCAGGATCTATTTTCCGTAACGAGATAATTGCCTGCTTCGCGCCTTTGATCTCTGATTTCATTTCGATCATCGTTAATCCTTTCGGCGTCTATTAAGCACATCTATCACAGTATTCAGATCTGTGTAAGTGAACTCGATTGATGGGGGCCAGTAGCCAGTCTCGACAAGTAACTCGGCGAGGCTGCGCCCTACTGATCCCCTTGTGTGGGGTTTGCTGACTCTGTTTCCAGTACTTCAAGGTTGACTAACTTTTTAAGGAAGTCATCCAAAACGACTGGGGGATTATGTCCTTGCTGTTTGGCTGCTTCGTGGGCGAGGTAGCCAAGCATCTCTATCGAGATACCGTTAGCCAGGTCGGACGCTTTGACTTTGTATTTCCGCTCGAGCTGCACAAGATGAAAGAGATTAGTTTCGACAACGTAATCTCCTTCTCCTGTGTTGATCTTGATGGATAGTTTCATGGGGTTTCCTTTGCACGGTAGGGAATTGGTTTAGGGGGTGATGTCGCGTACCCAGGTGCCTCCCGAGAAGCTGATTTCGAATACTTGAAGCTCCCCGACGGTATAGGTGTACGGCACGTTTGCGATCATGGTGTTACTTATCGTCCATTCTGGATTACTTGCACTAATTGCGCCAGCCTCCTTCTTGACGACAATAGTGGTCGTGCCGAGTCCGACTTGGGCCATGAGAGTTGCTTCAACTTCTGCAGCTCCGTATGAAGCGTAAAGGGTAAGACTGCCTTCCACGGTCTGTAATCCTGGCACCATGCGTTCGCCAAGGTCTCCGAAAGCGGTGCTCGTTAATGGGTTATTGCCGAGAGTAAAGCTGATGCTCGAGGCCTGATCTGTTAGATCAACGGTCGCAAGTTTTAGCTCTGATGGCTGGGATAGGTAAGTGGTTGTTGCCATGATTTTCTCCTATGGGTTTCTTGAGGTTCCCACACGAACGACTAGATCGTATGAGGGGATATCTTGTGATCCGATTGTCGTGACAGAAGGACTTCCCGAAATGAGGGAGATCGCGCTGTTCATGATCGTGTCGGCTGTGGTGATGAGGTAATCCGATGCGTCGCTGTTGCCTGGGGGCGCTGCAAGGATCCTTACTCCGAAAGTAATTTCGGCGATGTTGCTGTTAAAGCAGGTGAAGGTGGGTGGCTCGACAAATACTGTCATCGGTCTAGCGTTGCGCGCATCGGTGACTACTGCCAGCCCGAGTCCCGTGAGCGAGGCTACAAGGGTGCTCTGGGCGCTTGCGAAGATGCCTGAGGCACTCATGCGACTTGGCTCCGATTGACGCCGAGGAGACGATTGATTTGTCCCATCGAGCCGACAGATCCTGGAATGTTCATTGCTTCAAAACTGGCGAAAGAGTCAACGCTTCCGCGCTCTCGATAAAGAGCTCCAGCGAGCATTGTTGTCCCGAGTTTGACGTCCGCGCCTGGGACGGTAGTGAGCGAGTCAAAATAACCTGCTTCCTTCCGTCGCCGAAACGCGAACGCGTTAGCTGCATCCGTGCATGAGCCAACGAAGGCTGTGTCGTTTGCGGTGGCGACACTTATTCCGAGCCAGGCGAGAACGTCGTTCGCAACGATCCATGTGCAGGTCTGAGTCCAGGTGAGCGTCCCAGTCGGGATCGCTGCACTACGTTCCAGATCTGTTCCAGCATCGTAAAAAATAATCTGATTACCGATGTAAACGTCGTAATCGAATAGCAGGTCGCCTTCGTCATCAACGCCTTCGAAATAATAAGGGTTGACTGCATAGACCGTATGAGTGCCGTTCAAGCCGTGGCCTAAGCCTGCAAGAATGATGCTCTGACCGATGCCGATGTCCGTGTCCTCGAGAGTCTGCACCACGGCGTAGTCGTTTAGTCGCTGGTGGTGAGTGACTGCGAATACTGCCATGGTGCAAACTTTCTCGGGTGGTACTAAGGGTTAGGCTTTGCGAACGAACTTAGTAGCGTCCATCATGATCGCGCTGAAGTAGCCACGGAACTTGATGACACGACCGAGTGCGCCGTCTGCAAGGTCAACAGATACGGCTCCGCGCTGTTGTTCCCAGCACTCGAAGCCAGTTGAGTCGCCGACGTAAAGGTTTGAAACGCCTGCAGCGGTGAGGTTGCGATCGACTACAAGGTTCAAGCCGAAAGCGTTGCCGTTGAAGTTTGAAGCTGCTGTTGTACCGAGTGCGTTTTGTGGGCCGACGTTCGGGAACAATGGGCGACCTGAGTTGTCTGTCAATGCTCCAAGCGCTGCGTAATAGGCAGGGTTCGTTACAAGGACGTTCGGGAGGTTGCCGTTCGAGTTGTTCAAGATCTGCTCTGCTGAGTTGTAGATGAAAGCAACCCAGTCTGCAGGATCGGTGATGTCGGTGAGTGTTTCGGTCTGGGTGACTCCTGCAGCGAAAGTTGCACAAGCTGCGACGTCGGTAGCGTTTGCGTAAACGCGAGCCATGTCATCCAGCAATGCTCCGAGTACTTCAGGTGAAGTCATGTCGAGGCTTTCTTCTGACAGTTTCACGAAACCGCCGTAGAGCGCTTTAGTGATTTGGATGTCGTCAACTACGAAAGTGCCTTGATCGAGTGCTACGAGTTCTCCGTTGCTTGCACCGATAGTTGTGTTCGTGGTGACTTTTGGACGGATGAAAACTTTTCCGCTTTGTGGCATTTGGCGAACGCCCATCGCTGTGATGAGGGGCCTGTAGTTCGCTACAAAATTGTTATAGATGGGCTGGACGATGGGAACTGGCAGGATGCCTGGCAGGTCGTTCGTTACAACGTTTGGTGCAGCTGCAACGATACTTCAGACAGTTTGGATGGCGGCAAGGGATGTTGCAAAATATATAGCCACACGAGCATTGCTTATTACATGTCTCACGGTAATATTGCCTTACGTTTTAAAATCCTATTTTCTTTATATGATTAAATTCCTTGAGACGTATGGTGGATCGATTACAGGTTTTTTTACCGGTATGATGGGCAACATGGTCAAAGATACGCCTTATGAAAACATTATAAATATACAGCTTAATTCGGTTGCAGGATATCTTGCTGAGCAGATTGGTTTTATAGATTATTGCTCGATAATATTGGCTGGCTATGCAATCGCCTGGATTATCAACATTGGTAGGATTGCTGCAGGGGCAGTTCTCGCAGGTCCTAAATTGTAGAATGAATAGAAACATGAAAAATGCTTCTCCTCGAGGAGAGGCATTTTTTTTGCTTCACGTGAAACAAATCTTTATTTTTGCCTTGCAAAACCTGTGAATTGTGTTATCATTAATCATGGTTAGTTGATTGATGTATGGCAATTATGCCCAGGTCGAAAAGGTGATAAAATGGCTAATTTAAAAGCAGCACATATTATGAATCAGATTGGAACAGATTCAGGAGTTTTCGCAGATTTCAGAACATATCTATATGTAGAAAGGGCCAGAACATTTATTGAAGTGATATCTCAAAAAAATAGTGTTCGTATGATAATTGAAATGGATGAATTGAACATGATATTAGATGATGTTCTTTATGAAATAACATCAAAAATAGATAATTATCTTGCCGGTTATGACATTGTTTATCCTTTTTACAATGATATAGCTCAAGCTTTAAAAGGTGAATAAAATGCTTCGATACACAATTTCAGAAATGAAAAAAAACCATCAGGCCGGATGGATTAAGGGTTTTTGCATTCGTCATGCTGATAACGGTAAATGGGTTGTCACTTTAAAATCTGATGGTATTTCCGCAAATCTCGAAACGGCTCGGGGCGATATTAGGGAATTTACCACTGTCGAGGCGGCTATTCAGGCTATCAGGAAAATAGGTTTTGAAGGCAAAACTTTATTTTATGGGGGGGAGTAAATGGCTATTATAAGCAACCAGGAACTTATTAATTTATTAAGTCAATATCCTCCTCATTTAGATGTATTTGTTAGCAAGGAATTTGATATTGATTTTAATATTAGAGAAGGCTCAATACATTCTATGCAATGCATTTATCTTGTTAATGAGGTTGATATGGTTGAAGTTTCTCACTATTATTTTGAGGATTAATAAAATGAAAGTACTTTGCGGTTTAAATCATGGTGAAGGTGATTATGCACATTTTTGCTGGAGAGAATTTCAGGAAAAATGTGTTCATATGGATTTAGAGGTGCAGGAAGGATTTCGCACTGAAGTTATTTTGAATCTCAACGATGATGATTTGATAATTGTTGAGGTTGAGGAGATTATGGCATTTTTTGATACATATTGTGCGAATTTAAAGGTTATTTACCCTACTGTTTTTGATGTAATTGGTTTTCTGAAATCACATTACATGGAAAAATACAGGCTTTCGGTTGCACCTTGAACAAAAAAAGGGGTTTCCTTTTTTAAGGATTCCCCTTTTTCCTCTGTGCTTGGCCCTTTTTCCTTTCACAGAGAAATCAGGCTGTCATTATTATTTATCGATAGAAACCACCGGGACCCTGTGTCCCGTGCCACAATATTTTAAAAAAATGGCTTTTTATTTTTTTAAAATGTGGCTTTCGGTCTTTATTATATGGGGGGCCGAGCCTAGCAGGCGAGCTGTTAAAACCAACTTTCATTCACCAGTTCTTGACGGCCCAATCGAAATTGACCTCTTCCTTGTTTAAAGGGGGGTTAGGGGGATTTAATCCCCCTCTTTTCTTTTTCTTTTCTGGATAACCGAGGTGATATATTTGTGACTGTTTCCTCAGAATTTCTGCGTTGCTGTGATATTGCTGCAGCGTTGCGTTGAGAGTTTGACTTGTACAAAAAATAGCTACCCACCAAGAT